TAGCAGCAGCAAGTAGAGCTTCTAATCCTCTTAGTGTAGCTAGTGGCTATGCTTTACCTTTAACAGGATTAGATGCAGAAGTATTCTATAATGCAGCTGGTGGAGCAGATTCAGCTTTGACCAATGTCAAAAGAGTACATCTTACAATTAATAATCACTTAGCAAGAATACCTGTAATACAGACTAGTAATGCACAGTATCTTAAGTATATAGTGAAGACTAGAAGGGAGTTAATAGGTGAAATAGAGTTATTTGTAGAAGATAAAACACAATATGCTAATCTATTAGATGCTACCAATCTAGATATTAGAGTAGATCTACAGAAAACAGATAATACACCTTACTTTAACTTTACAGGTGTTAAGTTAGATAGAGGAAGTTTAACAACTAGATTAAATGAAATACCATGCTACGTGACTCTACCATTTAGAGCTACAGGAATAACTATTGCTTAGGGGAGGTGGATGTATTATGACCCATGCAGAAGTATGTCCTATATGTGGAGGAATAGGTAGGATACCAATTAATTATCCATCAATATTTCCTTTAGAAGAGACTAAACCTTGTCATGGATGTGGTACTAGAGGATGGGTAGAGGTTCAGGATAATTATATTACTCCTTGGCCTTATATTCCTATACCTTCTCCTTGGAATCCAGATACTACAGATGGTAATGATGACTATGATCCTTATGTATGGTATTCTACATGTTGTATTACAATTAATACGGATAGAAAAAGTAAGGAGGTTGAAGAGTAGTGGATAAAACTATAGAGATAGATGATAGATTCGGTAAAGAATATTCTGGCAAATATGTATTCAAAAGTATAACTTGGGGAAAAAGCAATGAGATTACAAGTGACTGCACCAGTATGAATCCATTAACTAAACAGACTAAAGTTGACCTTAGAAGACTACAAGCTTTAATGCTTGATGCTAGTATGGAAGAAAGACCAAAAGCAGTAACAGTAGATAAATTACTAAGTTTAGATGATGGTATACCTATGGCACTAGGAGAACTATTAATGGCAGCCGCTGACTATGTAAATGGATTTAGCCAGAAGGAAAGAGAAGAACTAAAAAACTTGAAACAGCAATGGAACTTGGAGTAGGTCATTCAAGTCTAGCTGTATATAGAGCTATTAAGGGAGGAGATTCAGGCCTTAATCTAAAGTTAAGTGATTTAATGGATAAAGAAGTTCAATTACCTAATCTATATGAAGTGATAATGTCTTTATTTACTAGAAAGCCACTATTCATGATAATAAAAGGTTATCCTATTCAGTTGATTAGGAAGCTATTAACTGTACAGAAAAAAGTTGATAGTAAGATGGAAAGAGAAATAAGAAAAGCTAGGAGTAAAATACGATAATGGAAGGAGAACTAGAGATTAGTATAGTTATAGAGAATGAGGAGCAACTTGCACGATTACTAGATGACTTCTCACCAGAAATGGAAAAGAGTATATATAGTAGTTTGGTTAGAACAGCAAGTAAAGAGGAGAAGATATTAAAGTCTGTTGCCAGGTTTACAGATAGGACTGGTAGAGGGAGGAGAAGTTTATTCATGACAGCCACATTTAATCCTTTGGGGATAGAAGGAGGTAGTTTTAGTCCTTATATAAAATATGTAGCTTGGGGACATGGTACTTGGAAAGGTAATTGGTGGGAAGGTTATAAGAAAGAAGCAAAACCTAGAATATTTGAAGCAGTTAAAAGGGCCGTAGAGAAGATAGTTAAAAAGTTTAATAGAAGAAGTGAAGATTAAAAATGGATAAAAAGAAAAGACAGAAATATATGAAGAAATATTATGAAATAAAGAAAAATAGGAAAAGAATTAATAAACAAGCACAACAATATTATCTTAATCATCCTGAAAAACGTGAAGAACGGTATAAGAAACGTAAAGAAAAGTATAGAAGAGTAAAAAGAGAAGTATTTAGATTATTAGGTAATAAATGTGTTAGATGTGGATTTAGTGATATTAGAGCTTTGCAATTAGATCATATTAAAGGTGGGGGAGGAATAGAAAGAAGAAAGATTGGTTCTAGTATGTATCTTTACTTTTACATAATTAAACAATTGAAAAAAGGTAAGGGATTTGATAAGTATCAACTTCTCTGTGCTAATTGTAATTGGATTAAGCGCAGTGAGGAAAAAGAATGGTATAGTATATGATTATAAAGAGAGGTGAATGATATGGCAATGTTAGGAGGGGGAGGAGGAGGTCCAGCATTATGGATGTCTATCTATGCTAGGGACAGGACTGGACCAGCTTTTGACTCTGTAAAGGATAAGATGAGTAGAGTATCTTCTATGGCAGTAACAGCCATGGGTAAAATAGGTAGTTTATCTATGTCATTTGCTACATTAGGTAGAGTAACAGGTCTATTAAATGAAGAACAAGCTAGAATGATAGGTATATTTGGAACAGTTATTAGAATATTTACTACTGGATATTATGTGGCTAAAACAATAGCTACTGCCGTTACATGGGCACATAACGCAGCTTTAACTTGGGAAGTAGCTTTATTGACTTTAGGAGTAGGAGTAGCAATAGCAGCGGCAGCAGCTATAGCAATTTTAGCTACACAGACTAAAAGTGCAGCTGAGGCTCAACATCAATATAATAATGAACTAGAAAGAGGAACAGATATACAGAGAAGAAGAACAGCTAACCAAAGACTAGTACGAAGAGGAGAATTTGAAGAGGTAATAGACTAATGAGCGGTATATTAACTACTCCAACTATAGAATTTAAGGTTGGAGGAACGGCTGTAGAGACAGCAGAAATTCTTGGATGTGATCTACACTTAGGTTGTACTAGGGAAGTATCTAGTTTTGAAGTAATAGTTGATAATAGTAATCCAGGCTATAATGCGGGTGATTATTCTCCTGGAGGAGCTAAGGCTTTTACTAAGGGTAATGCTGTAACTATTAAGATTAAAAGGGGGACTATTAGTGGTTCTACTAATTATTTATTTACGGGAATATTAGAGTCTTTAGAGTTTATAGATCAGAAGGAAGAGTATCAATATAAAGATGTAGTAATACTTAGAGGTAGATGTAAAGGTTATCAACTATTTGCTAGGAAATATGATGGTGACTTAAATACGGATGTAGGTGTACTTTATCAAAGTTATAAAAGAGCAACAGGAGAAGCAGAAAGTCTTATAGCTTATTTGATAGATAATTATACTTCTTTAACTCATACTAGAGTAAATAGTGTGGCTACAGCAAATGCTAATAAGGATCAAAAAGTAGTGGCTGTTACTGACGGTAGTAAATTTGCTACTGGAGACTTAGTTAAAATTTATGATACTAATAATTGGGAGTATAATAAAGTAGCTAGTGTAAGTACTAATAATGTAACTATGGTAAATAATCTATTAGAGAATTATACTACAGCAGCTAGTTTAACTCTTTATTTGGATCTAATTAAAGATAGTAATACTACATATACTAAAATGTTATTCACACATGAAACTATATTTGATATACTTAAGTTTATATCTGATACGGCTAGTACTTCAGGCGGAGCAATAGGTTATGATATGAGAGTAGAGTATGATGGTGAATTTGGTTGGTTATCTAGAGGAGACACAACTGAAAGTTATACTCTAGCAGCACAAGCTCAATTAGAAAGATATATGGACGATGCTAGCAGGATCAAGAATAAGATTACTGTTTATGGTAAGCCAGATAAACCCAGTCCATTAGATGTTGATGGACAGGAATATTCAGATAGTCTTACTGAGTTAGCTGCTCCTAGTCATCTTAAGGCTTTAACAGGTGATGCAGCTAGTGGACAAGCAGTAGTTACTGTAGGAGCAGGAAACGCAGCTGGTTTTGCTGCGGATGATATAGTATGGATTATGGATGATAATGCTAATGGTGAACAGCTTACTGTTCAAAGTATAGATGATGGGGCAGGGACAGTTACTATGACTACTAATTTAGCTACCGCTTATGCCGTAGCAGATGATGCAGTATTATTTATTGTAGAGGATGGAGGTACACAGACTGGATGGGGTTGGTATTTAGATCCAGGGGACTATAATATAGTGCAAGAGACAACTATTATTGATACAGGAAGTAAATCTATAGAAGTACAGATAACAGGTAAAACAGGTATTAGTATACTTCTTCAATTGGCTTCAGCTATTGATATGGATGAATATGATACATTAAAGATGAAGCTCTATTTTGCTACTACTGCACCAGCATCTTTAGCTATAGGTGTTAGAAGTGGTN